CCGCCATCTTCGGCAGCTTGGCCCTCCCCTTCTCCTTCGCCGCCTTCAGCTTGTTCTTCGCCCGGGTGACCGCTGCCTTCTGCGCCCGCTTGCTCAGCGCCCCCTTGATGCTCTGATCGGCGGGGTCCATCGCCGCCAGCTTCCGTTTCGTGCTGGCCACGGCTCGCCGCTGGGTCACCAGCCCCTGGCGCCGCGTCGGCTTGGTCCCCTGCTTCCTCCCCCTGGCGGGTGATGCCGGCCCAGAGGGGCGGCTGGCGCGACTACCGCCAGACCCCCCGCCAGAAGCGAAGCGACCACGGGAGTCGCGTTTGTAACTGCGGGCCATCCCTGCGAATCTGCTGCCTCAGCTTTCCGGCAACCTCACCCAAACGAGACCCTTGCTGTGGCCGCCATCCGCCGTGGGCGCGAGACATTCGCCGGGTTCAACAAGCCCAAGCGCACCCCAGCCACCCCACGAAATCCCATGCCGTGCTGGCGCGGGAGGGTGGCACCACGAAGCTGATCAGGTTCGGGCAGTAGGGCGTCAGTGGCAGCCCCGCCAGGAAGGGAGAGAGCCAGGCGAACAAGCAGCGTCGGGCCAGCTTCAAGGCCAGGCACGCGGCGAACATCGCCAAGGGCAAGCTCAGCGCCGCGTACTGGGCGAACCGGGTGAAGTGGTGATCAGCCCTTCGGCTTCGGCTTCCGCTTGCGCTTCGGCTTCTGCGGCCCCTGGGTGTTCCGCGGCCCGGGCTTGATCACGTTCTTCCCCTTGCCCTTGCCCTTCGGCAGCACCGGCGCCAGCTGGCGGTCATAGATCTCCGTGGCGCGTGCGGCTGGCTTGCTGCCCCGTGCGGCGGCGGCGGCGGCCCGCTTAGCCCGCTCGCGGATGATGCCCTCGGCAGCCCTGAGCTCCTTCTGCGGACTGCGCTGCAGCACCGTCCTGGCCACATCACGCGCCACCCCCTTGGGCCCTTTCGCAATGCCCATGTCCCGAGCGGCCCGCATGGCCCACTTCCTGGTCAACGCATCGCCGGCTGCCTTGATCCGCTTGAGTGGTTCCATGGCATCGCGGATCTCATCGCGGATGTCGCCCTTGATTCCGTCGATGCGCCCGCGCAAATAGTCGACCTTCGCCTGCCGACCCTTGCGAGTGATGGGGGTGCGGATGATCTTGTTTTTTGGTTGACTGGCTTCTTTCTGAGCTTCAATGTAAATACGTGCCGCCTTCTCGGTCGTCCTGAGTGAGTTCGTGATCTGGCGAATACTACGAGCACCAGTTTTCGCCTGAACTTCTCGATTTGTGTAGCCAGTTCCTCGCTCAATCAATCGCCTCATCTCTGCGCCCTGTTTCTGAGCCTTTGCATAGTTCGCCCTTGCTCGAAGCAATCGCCTGATGTGCGGAGGCAGGCTTTGATCCAGTGCTGCCCGAGCAGCGCGTAGCTGCGTGGCTGGAACCGGCCTGATGTTGTTTGACGCCTTCGGAGGCTTGCCACCTGTTTTCTTTTGGCTTTGCCCGCTGCGCCTGGCATTGCGCTGGGCCTGGAGTTTGGAGCTGATGGGCCTGATGTTGCTGGCCGGGGCTGCCGCCGCCGGCCCTACCGCTTTTTTGGGCTGGACTTCCGGGGCTTTGTTGCATTGGCAACGGCGCGTTTAGTTGACTCAGCTACGCCAAGAGACCCTTTTCCTTTTTTGATGCTTCGCATGGTTGGCCCAAGAATAAAATCGCTGGCGCGATCGTACGTTCTAATTGATAGCATTGTTCTTTTATGAGACTCAGATGCCGGCCTAAGATTTGGGCGCCTAGCTTCAATCCTTGAAACAATTCGCCGTGCTTTTGCATCGTCAATTTTTCGCCCACTTGCTGGCCGCGATTTTGGCTTCTTCGGTGCCGCTGGCAGCGATCCCCCTCCGGCTGGCTTCTTGGCCGAAGCCTTCGCGGGCTTCTTCTTCGTTTTGGTAGGCCCGGCGGCTACCGGCCCTACCGCTTTCTCACCCTTGCCCTTCCTGAATCCCACCCCCAACTTCTTCATCTTCACCGTCCCAGCCTTCCGCGCCGCCGCCAACTTGTTCTTCGCCCTGGTCACAGCACCCTTCTGGGCGCGACGGCTCAGTGCCCCCTTGATCGAGTTGTCCGCCGCATCCATCGCCGCCAGCTTGCCCTTAGCCGCCGCCACCTTCCGCCGTGCAGGCAGTGATCCCCGCGCCTTCGCCGGCTTCGAGCCCTTCGTTCTGCCCTTGGCGGGAGAGGCGGGCCCTGACGGACGGCTGGAGCGGGAGCCTCCCCCGCCACCCGCGAAACGCCCCCTCGAATCCCGCTTGTAGGTCCTGGCCACAGCGCCGCATCAACCGATGCCTGAGCTTTCCGGTCAGCCTTGGCGGAAGTGCTCCAGCCAGTCATCCTTGAGCCGCTGCTGCAGCGGGAACGGCTGGATGGCAGCCACCTGCTCCTGCCCCAGCACCGCCCGCGTCCAGGGTCGAGGGGGCAGGTAGACAGCCCTGGCGCCCTTCCGTGGTGGGCGGCGGCCCCAGGCCCAGATCCAGGCCCCCTCATGCACCGCCGTGGCGTAGTTGGCCGACCACGCGAAGCGAGCTTGGTAGGGGCTGGTCATGCCCCAGTGACCGGTCTGGCGCAGGTTCCCGAAATCGATCAGGTTCCGAGGGCTTCCAGCGGTCACCCCTTCGCCGGCCTGGTAGCTCGCCAGCTTCTCCCGCAACGTGGCGCCGCTGAGCTTCCTGGTCGGCAGATCACGAGGCCAGTTCCAAGCCTTGGCGGTGAAGCTCTGCTGAAATGCGGCGAACAGCTCCCCCATCGCGGCCTTGGTCGCCGCTTGCGCCGCTGCTACGGCCTTGGCCTCCATGTCGGCCATCTCCACCTGCACCCTGACCCGGGAGCTCACGCCGGCACCTCGAAGGCAACGGTGATGGCATCGCCCAGGTTCTGCCGCAGTTCGTCGCCGATGCCGCCGACACCGAAGGCGCCGAACAATTCCGAGATCGTGGCCTGGCCAAGCATCCCGCCAGGGGATCGGGTGGGGAGGTTCTCCAGCCTCCCGAGGAACGCGTTGGCCTTCACCCCTGGCAGCAGTCCATCAGGCGCCAGGCCTGTGGTGTTCCAGCTGAACGCCGATCGTGCCGCTAGCCAGTTCACGCCGCTCGGCACCGTTGCCCACTGGGTGATGAAGCCTGATCGGCTGCCGCTGGTGGCCTTGACGCTCGGCAACGCCTGGGGTGCCCCCACCTGCCCCTTCAGGAACACCTCGATCACGATCGGAGCGCCAGCTGCCGGCACGCCATCGCGGAAGCTGGTCACCACCCCCGGCGGTGTCCACACCATGCGGAGGTTGGCGTAGGGGGCGAAGTCGGTAGCCATGCCCTGAGGTTTCCGGGCTGGCTTCTCTCAAGCAAAAGCCCGGTGGTGAGCCGGGCGAGAGGGGGTGGGTCAGGCGTCGAAACCGATGTCTTCGTTGATCTCCGCCTCGGTCGGCTCGGGGCCGAACGTCTCGCGCTGATACGCGATGCGCTGGTCGATTGACATGGCCTCGAACTCCTCATCAGAGAACGCCATATCGGGATCGACATATTCGCGCCACAGATCAAGACTGGCAGCGGTGTCGGCGTAGGTGCGGATGTTAATGATGGCCATGGTGGGATGAAGTGAAGGCGGGATGGGTTGCCGGATAGGCTCCGGCGGGCCGTGGGGTTAGGCAAATTGCCAAAGCTTCAGTTCCTCTAAAAACAGAACCCTGACACCAGAACTCCCCCTGATTTCAAGCCATTCAGGATAGACGGCAATAACGGTCCAAGTTCCGTATTCGGGATGAGCTTTTTGAATGAGCTTGGTCCCGATACTGATGGTTGCGGTGGCAGTCATGGCTTGGTCGTGGGTGGTGGAAGGTCTCCCCTCCGATGAACCAACCCTAACACACGATTCACCCCTTGCCAACCTCCCGCCGCTCCCGCTGCCAGCGGGCCTGCCGATCGGCTCGGTAGGTCTTCCCCTCTGGCGTCAGCCGCTCCCAGCAGCGGGGGCACAGCAGCTCCGACCGTGTGCCCTTGTGGCGGGCCTGGCAGGCTGCGCAGGTGAGGGTGCAGCCGTAGGCGGCCTGGGGGTCAGGCATTGCGGTCCCTGATCGCCTTCAGAACTGCCGCCACCTGCTGCAGGCGAACCCGCTGCTCGGGATCGAGCATGGGTTGCTGGAATGCCGCGGTGATCGTGTCGGCCATCTCCTGGAAGGTGGCGCCAACCAAACGAATCGCCTGGATCCGCTCGGGGGTTGGGGTCTGGCGGATGGGGTCAGGCATGGGGTTGCTCTTCCGGCTTGGTGGCGTCTTGTAGCTCGTTCCATGAGTTGACCTCAGGGCTTGCTACAGCTCCGTTGTTGCGAATGTCAGCCCATGACCAGGACTCAGCCCCATCTATATGCAGATTGAACTGAATCTCTCCGGCTGGCAGTTCAGGGTGATTTGTTTCCCTGAGAATACGCTGAACCTGATCAGCAATCAGGCGCTTCTGCTGAACACTAAACATCGGCCTGCTCTTGGTGAATCGGCCTGACCCAGTACACGCGGGGCGATGGGGACCGTGGATAAAGTCCCCTGACGTTTGGGAGATTGTTCTCTGCCCAGTTCTGATCTTTTGCAGCCGCAGCATAGCGATCGTGCTCCGCTGCGCTGATAACACGTATGACAACGTCTTTGGTTTCATTCTTGGCGCTGATGGTGCAGCCAAACTCATAAAGCTGGCTTGTAGCGACGTCAGGCATGGGCTTGCTCCTGGTCAGCCAGCGTGTTAGGGGTAACCCGGCGGCAGTGGTTTAGGGCGTGGCGGTGCCAGGCGACGGCGTAGTCAGCGACTTCGCGCAGCTTGGCAAGCATCTCAGCCCGCTCCAGATATGCAACATGATGAGCTTCTGATCCCTGGGGATAGAAATCTCTGGCGTTGCAGGTTGCCACCAAAAGCTTGGCTTCTGCACGCCTGACGGCGTGGTAAAGGTCTTCGTACTCAGCCCTGAGGGTTTCAGCCCCAGTGCCGTTGATGTGAATTGTGGGCAGTGTGGTCATGTGGTGGGGATGTCGAGAATGGGGTGCTGCTGATCGTTGGCGTCTCCGCCCTGGATTGCGTTGATTAGGGTAAAAAACTTGATTTGAGTGCGGTAGCGCTCCGCTTGCCGGTGAAGGTCGGACAATGGGGCGCTGTAACAATCCAATTCAGCCTCATCCGGCAGCACGACAGTAACGGCGGCGTAAATGGCGGCTGCAGGGTCGGTTGGGTTGGATTGTTTGGCCATGGCCTCGGCAAATGCAGCGCGAAGCTCAGCGCGGGTGGGGATAGGCATGGGCCGGGGGTGCAGTGGGGTGGTGCCGGATAGGCTCCGGCGAGCCGGGGTGGGTTCAGGCAGCTGCCTCTTGCTCGGCTAGCCAGGCTTCTACGGCAGCCAGCGCCGACGGGGGGACCATGCGATGGCCGATGGGATGCCATCCCCATTCCGTACACCATCCGCCAGCAGGCTGTATATCCCATCCAGTCAACCTACGGAACATATAAAACACCGCTCGTTCATTAAGCTTCAGTGAATACTGATTATTTATTTGAAAAAGGAGATGCCAAGAAAAATCGTTCCTGGGCCAGGCCTGGACGGTCAAGCCGATAGCGGGATCGGTGTAGACGGTTGTGACGACAAGGGTATTGCCCATGGTGAGAATGCGGTTGGAGTGGTTGCCGGATGGGCTCCGGCGGGCCAGGGGGTCAGCAAGTCAGGAGTTGCTCTAACTTGTTGTAAAAAGTCTCGATGAGCGAAGCTGCTCGACCATACATGGGCAAGTCACTCTGTCGAGCAAAGCGCACTTTCCAGAGGCGGAGCTCACAGCTGACGCCGTAGGCGCCTGGCCAGATATTTTTACATAGGTTGTGTTTCCTGTACTCAGCCTTTTTGACGAGGCTATAAAGTTCTAGGTCATGAAGCCAGGTTGGCAATACTTCGCTCTCAAGCACGCTGACAAAATCAGCAATAGCTAGCTGCACTGCTGCAAGCTGACCCCTCTTCTCGCTAAATCTAATTAACACTTTTTTTATCCACTCGTTCCAATCATTTATATTTTCTTTAGCGCGACGTGCTGCGAACATTAGCTTTGTGCTATCCCAGTCCCTTTGGGCTTTATGGAGATCTTCCTCCCAAAACTTTCTTTCCGCTTCCTGCGCTTCTTCATGGGTAAGAGGCGCAATCACAACTTTGGTTCCACCAATGTGGGCCAGGTACGTGCCATGGTTGGCACTGTGTCTAACTATCTGGCCACATCCTGCCGCCGGCAACTTTGGCGCACCTTCGACCGAGTAGACGTGCTCAAAGCCTACGGCCATAGCTGGCCTACCGGTTTTTTCGTCTTCCCCGAAACGGGGCTGTAGTACAGCGCACCCGTTGTAGCGGGCAAGAAACGAGGATTCTGGCTGTTCCCAACCGCAGCCTCCATCCAAGACAAAACGGGCGGGATGCGTGACGCGGCAGTTAAACAGGGTAATCATTGTCCGTGGGGTGGAGTGAAGGTGGACGCTGCCGGATAGGCTCCGGCGGGCCGTGGGGTTAGGCGGTAAAGCCGCTGTGAATTCTTTGACTCCAGGTAGCTGACAAGCGAAAAGCTGCTTTCCTTGTTTCCAGTTCTCCGGAAATGTTGATGCTTGGATCAAGAGAGCGGAAGCGAGCATCGGCGCACATTCCAATGTTGCGCCAAAGGTTCATGGCGGCAACTTCACGAGTGGGGCAAGTGTGAACGTTCATGGCTTGGTCGTGGGTGGCCGGGGTCGTCTCCGCCCCGTTGAATCAACCCTAACACGTGGTTACCGGATGCGCAACCATCATCCCTGCTGTTCACATTGCGCAATGGGACGCCCGGCCTTCGATACCGTTTCAAGCTGGCCCCAACGAAAACCAGCCACGGCGCCCCCCTTGCGGATGATGGGCCGACCGGACGCTAGGGGCAGGGTAGCCCCCCTCAGCTCCTGACCAGGGTCATCCCCCCGCCAGTAGGGGAGGCAGGCTCCAGGCCCAGGGTCTGCAGGATCCTCCCCCGGAGCTGGGCGATTCGCGCAGCCAGTACCCCGCCAGCGGTGGAGTCAGCACGACCGCCGGACTCGAACTTCACCTGCAGGAGGCTGGTGTCCCACTCCAGAACATCGGCCTTGCGCTTGATGTCGTCCCGGGTGAGCGTGGTGCCAGGCGCTGGCCCCTGGTAGCTCTGCACATTGCCCAGGTGAGCCGTGCCATCGCTCACCTGATCCGCCCAGGTCAGCTCCAGCTCCTCCGCTTCATCGAGCCAGGCTTGCACCTTCCTCACCGTGGCGGGGCTGGTGTCGGCAGCCCGGTTCATCGCCACGCTGATCTGGATCAGGTTGTGGTTTGCGATCGGCCAGCCGAGGTAGCTCCGGATCAGTTCGCGGTCCTCAACGTCGCTGTCGTCGTTGGGTCGCCATAGGGCGTTGAGATCCGGGACAGGGGATAGGAGGGGCATCGGTGGGGTGGGGCTGCTGAAGGTTGCCGTGGACTAGGAACGCTTGCGGGGCTTGCGGCGGGGCTTGGGCGCCGCCCCCTTCGCCCCCTTCGCCGCCGGCAACAGCAACGGCCCACGGGGCTTAGCCGGAGCCTCCGCTTTCGCCTTACCCCTGCCGCCCTTGGCACCCTTGGCGGGTTTCGGCTTCGGGAGCTGAGCAAGCAAGCTGTCGCGCATCTGGGTCAGCCGGGCTAGATCCTTGGCGCGGCCGCCTGCATCTGGGTGGGCCCGCTTGGCGAGCTTGCGATAGGCCTGATTGATCTCGTCGCGGCTGGCACCGGGCTTCAGGTCAAATACATATCGTGCGCGAGAATTAGTGTGAATATCAATCCCGCGAAAAATACCAGGACCATTCCGCCGGTTGCGCTCCGATAGAGGCACGCCCACCGTGTCCTTGTAGATCCTCTCCCAGTCACTGCGGGTTCGAGGTTGACGCCCTGATTCGGTTCCACCCTTGCCCTTGGTGGTAACCCCAGAACCCAATGCGTACAGGAGCTCAAACTCTTTCTTGCTCCTGATACCCCGCTCCCGCGCGTGCTTGCGCACCGCAGAACGCAACTCAGCCATGCTCATCGTCTCCACCGCCTTGCCGTCCTGGAATCGCTTCCCGGCCACGGTGCCGCGGCGCTGAACCGCCGCTTTGATCCGCCGGGCTTTCTCCGCCCTGGTGGGCTTCGCGGGAGGCTTCGCTGGAGCTGGCGCAGGCTTGCCGGTCTTGCCCCGCTTGAATGCCACATCGAGGCGCTTGAGCTTCACCCTGCCGGTCTTCGTTGCTTCGCGCAGCTTGTTCCGCGCCTTGGTCACCGCACCCTTGCGGGCCCCCTTGGATCGCGTGCTTGCTGTGGTGTCCACCTCGGCTGCGGCGAGCTTGGCCCTGGCCGCCGATACCGCCCGCCGCTGCGGCACGAGACCACGGCGCTTAGGTGGCGGTGATCCCTTGCGCCTGGTGGGCGCCGAGGGCTTGGAGGTCGCCGAGGGCTTGGCTGGCCCCGAGGCCTTCGCGGTCCTCGCGGTCTTGGCCTTGCCGCCGCCAGAGCGAATCGTCCCACCAGAGGCGAAGCGTCCGCTGTTGTCTCGCTTGTAAGTGCGGGCCATTCACCACGCGCCTGGTATCGCAGTTTTCCGGAAAACTGAGGCATTTGACGCAACCCCCTCCCTATGGCCACCCGCACCTACAAGCGCGATGCGAACGGTCGCTTTGCCGGTGGCGGTGGTGGCAGTAGCGGCAAGGGTCGCGGCGGAGCGAAGCCAGCCAAAGCGGCCAAGGCGAGCAAGCCGGCCAAGGCGAGCAAGGGCCGCCCCAAAGGTGCCAGCGGCGGCAAGACAGGCAGCAGCGTGAAGCAGAAGAAGGCAGCAGCTGAACAGGCCGCGCGGTCTGCGCAGTTCAAGGGCAAGGCGCCCGTCAGCAAGGCAAAGGCTGCTTACAAGGCGGCAAAGTCAAAGATGCGCGAGATCGCCATGCTCGCAGGTGGCAACCCCAGCGCCAAGGGCGTGAAGGGCCGGACGGATGCCTACGCTCAACGCAAGCGGGAGGAAGCAAAGGCTTATTCCGCTGCGAAGGCACGGGTGAAGCAGCTGGAGAAAACGCGAGGCGCGAAGGGCAGGAAGAAGCGCTGATCACCCCGCCAGGCGAGAAAGCCACAGCCTCCCGGGGCCGCTGATCGTGGTGCTCAGCAGGCTGGCGACCTTGTGGCTTTCGGACTGCGGCAGGTTCAGGGCCGCATCGCGCAGCACCTGCCTGGTGGCATCCTCATCCCGAGCGGAGACGCAGGCATGGGCCATCAGGTAGGAGATCAGGCTTTCGGGCAAACGATTGTCGTTGCTCATGCGCAAGCTAGAATAACGGCTTAGGCCAGTTTTCCAAGCCTGATGACCGCAACGCCAACCGCTCCAGCTCCAACCACGCCCCTTGTCGGCGCCGAACTGCTCGCCAAGATCAAGCAAATCGGCCAAGCGCCGAAGGATCACGTTGTCATCGCCTGCGGCTACGTCCGCAAGGACGGCAAGCCTGCGTACACCGCCTTCTACGAGGCACACATGGCCGCCCATGGCCTCGCGCTGCAACCACCCACCAAGCCCGCGAAAGCCGGCAAGCCCCTGAGCTTCCGCGCCAAGGTCACGAAGGCCGGCATGGTGCCGATCGGTGCGGCCTACTGCAGCCTGATCAGTGCTGGCGAGGGCGACACCATCACCATTGAGCACCTTGGCGACACGTTGGTGTTGCGCAAGGAAGTAAATGAAGTAGTGGAGACCACCGAGCCCGCCGCCTGCCCCGCTCCCGTGCCAGCCGCCCCGGCATCGGTGGATCCTGGTGAGGAGTCCGATGACGACGACGGGGAACCGGAGATCACCGCGCCGTTCTGATCAGCACATCGGCCGGGGGCTGCGGCCCCTGGCCTTGAATCCACTTTGCCACGCATCGCCATGAAAAAGATTGATTTACGTGACTCCATTGGGCAAACCTTGACAGGATTTGCTTTTTCAGCCCGCGATCACATTTTTGTACTGGTCTTCAACCGTTGCCAGTGGCTTGCCTTGCGAGCCGTTGAGCCAGAAGCACGAGGTAGTGAGCTAGTGGAAGATATTGAACTGATACGCGAAGATCTTCCCGGCATGTTTCGCAATAAAGACCTGATCGATACTGGCCTTTTCTCAAGCGAAGAACTTCTGCAGATTCGGAGAAATGTCGCAGATAAACGGATTGCGATGACTGAGTATCGCGATCGAATGGAATATGAACGGCTTAAAGAGAAGTTTGACCGCAAGCGTCACCAAGCAAGTCCAGCTGACCAGTTCCACTCTTAAGCACTTTGCCACGCATCGCCATGTCACCAAGCCCATTTCATGTCATCCACATCACGTCGGATAGCGCAACGATCCAACAAGATCCAGATTGGAAAGAAAACATCTTTAAGCTTTTAGATTCTGGTGTAGAGTGCCCGTTGATAATCAGAGACTCGCCTATTGATCAAAAATTTCTCAATCAACTACTTTCCCTTAAGGAAAGCCCCAAGTTCTGGAAAAAAGATTGGAAGGAGGGCTCTCCTGTCTACGCCTATCTTGAAGGCGGATGGAATCGCTTCACTGGGCGCGATACGTCTTACAAGCAAAACGCTGTCTACCTAGCAATAGACCCCATAGTTGATATTCTCCTTAAGCTTCACTACGGCAACGAGTTATGGATGGCTGAAACCGAACTCAGAAAAGAAGCAAAACGAGCAAAGGAGGTAACCACTGAACTCGAAACAGCAAAAACCCGCATCGCAGAGCTCGAAGCCGATCTAGCGGCAGCGCTGCGAAGCCTGAGGATGCTTGGGCAGGGCGGGGATCACTCAAACAACGGCACCGATTCCCCTAGCGACTGAGTCCGCCCCGGGAACAGGCGCCGTTCTGATGCGGTAGGTGTGCGCAAGGCCCGCGCCAGCTCCATGTGGGCCTTCACCATGTCTGGCCCGCGTTCCTGCAGCTTCAGGATCTTCGCGTCCATCGCGTCAATCAGATCGGGATCCTTGAGCCGGTCGCGTTGGCGCTGCAGTCCGTCAAGCCGCGCTGTGTGCTGCCCTTCGGCGTAGGCTTCCACACCCCGCTCATGCTCCGCCTGCCAGCGTTCGGAGTCGAGCAGCACGCCGCGCAGGGTCTTATCGCGCTCCTGCACCGCTTCATCGGGAGCGGGCACCACCACGCACCGGCAGCGAGGATGCCAGGGCACCGGAACCCGATCAATCGGGTAGATCCTGCCGTTCCGGCTGGCGCAAGTCGGGCACACCCGTTCGTCGTTGCTCGCCAGGACCCGGACGTAGCTGTAGCCCTGTTCGCGGGAGCGCATCAGGGTGCCCTGGGTGTAGGCGTTGGCCAGCTCCGACCGGGCGATGTTCGCGGCCCGTTGCTCCAGCCCCAGCCGCTGGGTGATGCCATTGGGATCCTTGGCGCCGCGCAGGGCCCGCCTGATCTGGGTCTCCAGCTGGCTGGGCCCCCAGCCCCGCGTTGCACCCTCACCCACGATGTTCACCAGGGCATCGCGGAACCGGGCCGTTTCGCCCTGGATCAGGGCTGAGGTCGTCAGTGCCGCGGCGCGGATCGCGAAGGGGTCGGCGCCGGTGAAGGGCACATCTTCTTCAGGGCGCCGCACCATGGCCACCAGCTGGGCGCCAAGGTTCCCGCCAAGGCGAGCTGCTTCCTTCAGGTCCTGCTCGTAGCGTGCGGTCCACTGCTGCAGCTCAGCCTCTCCGAAGAAGCCTTGAGCGTCCTGAAGGATCGCCCGAAACTTCGCGGTTGCCTCTGCTGCTGAGTAGGCCCCGGGCCGCCGGATGGCATTGCGGTTGGGGTCGTAACCCTGAGGGCCGAGCGCGTCGATGTATTGGCTGTAGTGGCGCCGGAGATCAAGAAGAACCCGTTGCATCGACCGGCGGATCAATGCAACGGTGTTTTTTGCGGCGCGTTTCTCCAGCTCATCTAGGGCCTTGGCGAAGTCATCGACGACGCCAACGATTCGCCTCAAAAAACACCGTTGCATT